TCACGAAAGCGAAGACGGAACAACAATTTATATGCCATTTACAACACATGATGAATATGAGTTGAAAATGGAAATGATGAGTGGTGTGGATATGCAAGAAGCACCAAAATTTAAAGAAGAATTAAAGAACAAATTACAGGAAAGATTGAGTCAATTAATTGATTCAACTTACAGTAGTAATAGCCTATAAGGCTAAGGTAGGGAGTAGCATACACCCGAAGTAATACGTTTACTTCTACGACTAAAAGGAGATAAAATGGATAATACCATAGACACGGCAGTTGAAACCGATAATATTCAACCGGTAACAGATTCCGCAAATCCTGTAGAAAATACTGAGGAATCAGTATCTACTGAGACTAAATCTGATAATAATACAACACCACAAGTTGAAAACAGAGATGGTAAGTTATTTGTTGATGGAGTTAGAGTATATACTCGCGACGACACTAACAGAATAGCCGCAAGTGCTAAAAACGAAGTTGAAAAGAATATTCTTAACGACTTAAATGTAGATAGCATAGACCAAGTGAAGAAAGTTGTATCTACACTTCAAGAGGTTAATCCTCAGGAAGGCAGTAGCCTAAATGTTGACTCATTGCGTGATGCAGTTAGAAAACGTGAAGCAACTGTAGAAGAACTTAAAGCACAGGTAACTTCTCTTAAAACAGATTTGTTGTTGAAAGACCATATGGGTCAACTACAAAGTGCTATGCCAAGTAATTGGACACCGACACAGAAAGAGTCAGTTGTAAAATTGATGAAAGCAGACGGTATGTTAGCAGTGGAAGGTGATACATTTGCAATAAGAAACGGAAACGACTTCTTAACAGTAGATGGAGAAACACCAGACTATGCTAAAGCAGTAGAAATAGTTGGCAAAGAGAGATTGGGACTTTCATTTGGCAAAAAAGGTGTTGATGTACAGTACGGAGAAACATCTTCTGAAAGTAACAGTACTAAAAGTACACCACTTAATGAAGATAAAATTGTATCCGATGCTGAATACAGAGCGGCGTATAGAAATATACGCAGGTATCAGCCTAATATTCAAAGAAGCACTATTACCGATGCAATGGTAAAAGCAGAAATGAAAAGGGCAGGAAACAAATAGAAATACATATTTAAAAATAGGAGAATAATATGTCATACTCAACAGGTTCAGACAC